TTAGAAGAGTCTTTATGCGAAGCTATTGAAGAATATTCTTCTTATATTCACCAGTGGGCACTAGAGAATAGATTGTCTCAAATGCTTGGTCTTCCTAATGAAATTGATTTTACATTAAAATTTGTATCTCAAAATTTTGGATTTGAAAGAACTTTTTCAACTGCATACGCAGAACAAGTTAATGGTCTTGGAGGGGTAAATAGTAATAGAGAGCTAAAATTAGCGTCAATAACTTTAACTGCTGGTACTCAAGATTATATTATACCTGCAGGACAAGAGTTGAATGAGGTTCTTTGGTTTACTCCAAACTTTATAAACCTTTTTGGTTTAGACCCTTTTGCCAATTCTAATATAGCATTTTCTGAATTTGGTGCTTCATTTGCAGGTCACACTCTTTATCATGTTATGCCAGTATATGATACAATTCTAACTGCACAAGCAGCTGAACTTAGAAATAAAGTAAGGGGGTCTGAATATTCTTATAGAGTTAGAGGTGGAGCAAATGGAACTAAAGTAATATCTTTATATCCTATTCCAAGAATAAATACAACTGCAGGATTAGGGGCTTCAAATATGGGTATTGGAGGTGGAGCAGGAACTCCAGGTACTTTATTTTACTATTATTATGACAAATTAGGTATTGGAGGAAATGATGCATTAAGTGGTAACACTGCAAACCCAGGATATACAGGAAGCACAAATTCTATAGATGGATTGCCAAATCAAGGAAATGGTTTAGTATCAGGACCTTCAGATGCTAAGCTTTACAATATCAGATATAACGAATTAAATGACCCAGCAAAAACTTGGGTTAAAAAATATGCTCAAGCAAATGCGAAAGAACTTCTAGGATTAGGTGTTAGAGGTAAGTTTTCAGGTGAATTACCTATACCAGACGCTTCTCTTACTTTAAATTCGGGCGATTTAATAACGAATGGAAGAGAAGATATGAGGTTATTAAAAGAAGAATTAAGAGACCTTTTAGATAGATTGAATTACAAAGCTTTACTTGAGAACAATGCTCTTATGCAAGAATATGTTAACAAAACTCTTAGTTTTGGACCTTTACCTATTTATATAGGATAATATATAATTTATGGCAAGAAATTCCGAAAATAATAATAGGGATAGACTTCTTAATAGAAATATGCCCAAACCAGAAGAAGCTAAAAATTTAGATTCTTCTCAAAAAGGTATTAAATTATTTTTCGGAGAAAAAGAAAGAAGGTTTTTTGAAAGTTCAGGAAGAGAAATAAGTGAAGAAATACTTCAAGAATCATTTATACTTTATAGAATTGATTATCAAAAAACTCAAACTCACGAACTATACGGAGAATCTAAAAATAAACTTTATTTACCACCAGTAGAAGTTTTCGGAAGAATAAATGTAGAAGCAATGGGGCCAGAGTATATGTCTCCAGGCGGATTAATAAGAAAAGGTTACGGAAATATAACGGCGAGCATATATGTTTCACATTTAGATGAGTTAAACGCCGAGATAAGAATGGGGGATTTTGTTTACCACAAAGGTAATTACTATGAAATAACAGATGATGGAAGTTCTAATGTAGATAACCAACATTCTTGGGGTGGTGATAAGTTGTTCTCAATTACTATTAAGGGTGTTGAGGTTAACACTGATGTTTTTAGCGCAAGATAAAAACAATTACTATACTTACTATATAGATATTAATCCGCCGTATGTTAGTAAAATTAGTTGCACAGTTTAAAAAAATATAATCATTTATTTAAAGATTACTAATATTAAATCCAACATTTTTCATAATAGAAGCATTTTTATGGCTGTAGTAATATTTGCCTTTTACCAAATTTCCAAAATCTAAAAGTTCATTAAACTCTTTTCTTGTACACTCTAATATGGGTATACTTTTCTTTTGTATTGAAAAAATGCCTAAATCTACCATTTTTAAAAGTTGATTGTACCCAGTCATTTTAGTTTTTAAAAACATATCACCAATAGTTCTGCAACAAATAAAAGTATCAAAATTTATCCTTTCACTCTCAATTGACCTATTTAAAGATAATTTTAGATTTTCATCTTTTATCTTTTTTACTTGGTCTTTTTTCCGCATAATCGAGTTGGACTTACTTTTGATAGTATATTTTTGCTTATTGATGTTATTAATTAAAATTTTTGAATATAATCTCGTTTTTATAGTTTGTACACTATCTGATTTATGAAATAATACAGAACCACATCTACTATTTTGTTTTATACCATATAGTTTAGATATTTTTCTAATAGAAGAAAATGTTATATTTTCTTTTCCCCTCTTATTTTTAACAACTTTTATAACACCCATTTTTTTCATTATTGATAAGTGTTTTTTTATAGAGTTAGGAGAAACATCTATTAGTCTTGCAGCTTTTCTTAAAGAAAAGTCATATATCGTAGAATTGGAATAAAGATATTTTAATTTTATAAAATAAGAGAATGTTAAAATTTGGTCACATTCTATCAATTTATTTATAAAACTATGTGTAATTCTTACTTTATTCAAAAAATTAGATTTTTGCGAATATAATGTTATAAAAAATAAAAAACAATACCTTATTGTAAAATTAATTTCTATTTATAAAAAAGAGATAAATAATGTCTGTTCAAAGAAACATCAATAAAAGACTAAACGAAAACTATAAAAACACAAATTACTTACCTCAAAAATTATTATTAGAAGATATTGATAGAGGTATGAGAGATTTTATTGTAGATATAGGAATAACAGTAGAAAACGCAGATAAAAAAGCTGCAGAAGTACCAGTTATTTTTTTAACTCAAGAAAGATGGGCTGAATTTAAAATGAACTGGAAGTTTTTAAAGGATGAAAGTGGAGAAGAAATAACAATGCCTTTTATGACTCTAAGAAGAACAGGAGTTAGAAAAGGAAGTTCACCGCTAAAAAGAACAATACCAAAAAAATTAAAATTTCAATATGTTAAAATTCCTTCATTTGATGGGGTTTTAGGTGGGTATGAAATGTATAAAATACCTCAACCTACTTGGGTTGATGTTGAATATGAATTAAGATTTGTCACACATTATATGCAAGATGTAAACATTTCTTATGAAAAAATGTTAGAAGAAACTTATTCTGACGGTCAAGGATATATGAAAATAAATGGATATGATATTCCATCAATACTAGGAGACCCGTCTGAAGATAACACTGTAGACACTATAGATGCAGATAGATATTTTCAACTAGTATACCCTATAACTGTACATTCAAGAATAGTAGACCCGAATAAATTCGAGAGAGTTCAAACTGTTACAAAAATTTCTATAGAAATTCAAGAAGATGAATGTTAGTTTTATGTTTTTTTATCCTATTTATTGTAAAACATTATAAAATTTAAAATAATAAGCAGATGGCAACTATATTCGTATCACCGGGAGTTTACACTAGAGAACAAGATTTTTCAGTATTTGCTTCAAGAGTTGGATTAACAAAATTAGGGCTAGTAGGACTAACAGAAAAAGGACCTGCATTTGAACCTACCAACGTAAGAAGTACAGATGAATATCTTTTTAGATTTGGTAACACAAGCTCCTCATTAGCACTTCCATATGTAGCTAATTCTTTTTTAACTCAATCTAGTGAGTTATCAGTAACTAGAGTATTAGGAAAGGAAGGGTTTACAAATTCAAAAGCATGGTTAATAACAGCAGAAAGTGCTAATTCCGATTATAACGGAGCAACTATCGCTGTATTAAGAAGTAAATCTTCAGATAATGGAACAACTTTTTTACAATCAAATGAAACTGATTTAGAAATTGGAAACGTTACTGCAGGAGCTCCTTTATCTGACTTTACTCTTAGCGCTTCAACTGGGCCTTTTAGTGCTTATACTTTAAGTATGAACTTAGATGAAAGCACAAGCGGTTATATATTAAATGTTTTAGGTCAAAATCCTAAAAAATTAGCAGGAGACTATGGAGTTTATGTAGAAGCTATTTATTCTCACTTTGTAAGAGAGGCAGCAGACAGAGGCGATATAAGCGGTATAACTGCAAATTTAGTTTATACAGCTGCAGAAACTGCTTATACTGATTATACTTCTCCTTATACAAATCCATTTACTCCAAAAGTTGTGTCAAATGTAGTTGGAGGCGAAGTTAGAGATTTGTTTACTTTCCAATCTATTTCAGATGGTAATGCAGCAAACAGAGAAATTAAAATATCTATAAGTAATATTGATGTAGTAACAAAAACATTTGATGTTGTTATTAGAGATTTTAATGACACCGATGCTAGTGCTTTCCAAACTGCTTTAGAAAGATTTAGGGGAGTAACAATGAATCCAAATGATAGAAACTATATAGCTAGAGTTATAGGTACTACAGATGAAGAATATCCTAGAAATTCATTATTTGTAACTCTTGATATGGAAGAAGGACATCCAACAAATGTTGTTCCTGCAGGTTTTAGAGGATACAAACAAAGACAAGTTGGAATGAGTGGAGAAACAGCTGCTCCTATGTATTATAAAACTTCTTATCTTTCTGGAGATTCTGTAAATAGAACTTTCTTAGGAATTTCAGAATTAGCTTATACTGGATTTACTTCAGACCAAGTAAGCTTTAGTAAAGTTATAAGTACAGTAGAAAAAGATTTCTTTAAATATATACCTTCTGAAGATAATGTAACAGTTAAAGGTTTCCACTTAGAAAGTACAGCACCAGCTGCAGGATTTACTACAGGAGATAAAGTTTCAATAACTGGCTACACAAAAGCACAACTTAAGTTTACTCTTGCTCCTTCAAAAGGTTTTGATGGATGGAATCAATACAAAGACCCTACTTTTACTTCAAACATTGCAGACTTATCAAATAGAAATGCATTTAAAGAAGCTATAGATAAAGTACAAAATCCAGAAGAAGTAGATATTAACTTATTTGCAACTCCAGGAATAGATTTTTCAACCAACGAAGAAGTTGTAAAGTATGCTTTAGAAAAAATAGAAGATAGAGCAGACACTCTTTATATAATGGATTCTCCTAGGCTTAGTGATGAGATTTCAAAAGGAACTCCAGAACAAGTTGTTCTTGCTATGCAAGATACAGGTATTGACTCTAACTATGCAGCAACTTACTGGCCTTGGGTACAAATAGAAGACCAAACAACAGGTAAGTTTGTTTATATATCTCCTACTGCTGAAGTTGTTAAAGCTATAGGATTAACTGACAACATTGCATTCCCTTGGTTTGCACCAGCTGGTATCAATAGAGGTACTATGGGAGACTCAGTTAGAAGGGCAGATGTTAAGTTAAGCCAAACTGATAGAGATACATTGTATGATGGAAGAATAAATCCAATTGCAACTTTTGTACAACAAGGAGTTGTAATTTATGGACAAAAAACTCTTCAAATCAGACAATCTGCTTTAGATAGAATTAATGTAAGAAGATTACTACTTCAAATAAGAAGAGTAGTAGCTGCAACTTCTCAGACTTTATTGTTTGAGCAAAATGACCAAACACTAAGAGACCAATTCTTATCAAAAGTAGAGCCTTTATTATTACAAATTCAAAACCAAAGAGGTTTAACTGGATTTAGAGTTATAATGGATGAGTCTAACAACCCACCTGAAGTTGTTGATAGAAACACATTAGTTGGTAAGATTCAATTGAAACCTACAAGAACTGCAGAATTTATTGATTTAACATTCCAAGTTCTTCCTACTGGTGCTAGGTTTGAAGACTTCTAAGAATTAGAAATATATTTTATAAAGGAGGGTTTTTCCCTCCTTTTTTTTTAAAAAATAAAAAATTTTATAAATATAGTCCAATAATTTTTTTTACTTAATATTTATAAATGATTAAAGAAACAATTAAATTATTATAAAATGGCTGTAATGTTTAGACCAGTTCCTGTAGAACAGGAACCAAAAAGAAAAAATAGATTTGTACTAGAGTTTCCATCAGAATTAGGGATTGAATCTTTTAACGTACAAACTTCAGGAAAACCTACGATAGAAATCGGAAGTACAGAAATTCCATATATGAACACTAGTACATTCGTTGCTGGTAGATATAAATGGCAAGCAATTGACATTGAATTTATTGATGTTATTGGACCTTCTACCACTCAAAAAGTAATGGAATGGGTTAGACTTCATGCTGAATCAGCTACTGGTAGAATGGGGTATGCAGTAGGTTACAAAAAGAATCTAGTATTAAAAGCATTAGACCCTGTAGGAGTTGAAGTTGAAAAATGGACAATGATTGGTTGCTTTATAACCAACGCATCTTTTGACGATTATGATTACAGTGCTGATGATATTTCAAAAGTTAAGATTAACGTACAGCCTGACAGATGTCTTCTTAACGCCTAATTAAACTTCTAATATTAATATAAAAAAAGGAGACTGTTTTAGTAACAGTCTCCTTTTTTGTTACTATTTATTTTAGAAGAATTTATCTTTTAATTATGGCTTATTTGAGGATTTATAGAGATTTTTATTGTATTCAGTCCATACCAGGCGTAACAGGAGACACTTATACG